AAGAGCTCATGATTTTCTCCTAAAAATTGAAAATTTGAGCTCTTTTTTGGCTATAACTTTATAACATAAAATTTACTTTGTTATCCGCAAGATATTTGTGAGTCGCATTCCATGAAATACTTATAACGTGTTACATGTTGACAAGACATGCATTTCCAACTATCTTCATGCCAAGAACCGCCACACGCATTTGATACAAATTTACCTTCTTCAATCGTCGATGTTACTTCTGCTTTGCATTTACCGCAAATCTTCATTAGCACTCCCTATAATTAAGTATTCCATTGACCGTAAATTCTTACCCAATCTGACCACGTATTACCGCCATTTGACGACGTTCTTACATACTGCTCTCTCGGTGCGCTGTGTGCTATAGCCATTTGGATAAGTCGCTCGATTTCAAATACATAAACAAATAACCACCAACCTCCTGTAATGTTAGTTGGTGCGTTCTGTAAACTACCGTTCATAAAAATGTTACCGCTATTAGTAACGTTATTAAAGTTATTATTGATATGTGCCGCATTACCATCAGTTACACTACCGCCAGTGCCTTGGTTAATCCACAAAAACTTTTGATCTCCTTGGAACATCAGTAAAGGATGTATTTTATCTATGCCAAAAGTACGTGGGCTAATAGAATTTCCAGGTGGTACTTTAATTTCGTAATCGACGTCGTTGACTTTTATCAATAAATCAGGATAATCATTTACAACAGAGCGTTCTAAGTTGACAGCCAAAACTCTACCAGCTACTAACCACGCAGGGTTCAAATTCGGTACAAAAGCTGTATGAATTAACGATTTGCGTGTACTGCTAATGTTCTCTATAGAACCAGTACATAATGGCAAGCCACCACCAGCGTTCGGACCTACATTATGGTAAGCCCATACTCGAGCGCCGACAACTGGAATATTTAATAACGGATCTGGATTTAGTTGAAAACGTACTACTCCAGACGCTATTCTGTACTCAACATGAGCGACACTCCTAAAGAAATGGTCATCCATTTCCAGTAAGAAAGTAATATCGCTTATGTCAGCTTCAGGATGATAAAAACCTACCCATTGTTGATATGGAGTTTCAATCCAAATGTCAGATGCATCGACAACGTCTAACAGAGCAAATTTGTGAAAATTAGTAGCAACTGTCCAGCGAGCTTCTGTTGACTGTATTAAAAAAGATGAATTATCGTTACTATCAAACTCTCTTACAATAATAGCTTGTACGTTTGGATATGGAGATAATCTTGGTGGAATAACATCTGACCATCTAGCTACTGACAATAATGTCTGTCCTCCGTCAATCGTATCAACTTGAAAGATAGCAGTTGATTGATCAAGACGTAGTAAACAATGCAACGTATATGTTAACGCTAAATTAGAGCCTAGAGATGAATACTTAACTTGCCAATTGTCGAACACTGCTTTAGCAAACATAGTGCCATCATCTAAGAAAATAGCGATTTCACCGAATTTCCATGGACCAGCATCTGGTGGTATTTTACAAATCAAATCAAGAGTGTTATCTTCCAAATGCGCATACGACGTGATCGGACCTGAGTAGAGTAAATTGCCTCTTAAGTTAACATCAGTACGAATACCATCAACATCTTCAGAGTAACCAATGCCGTCACCTACGGCAAATGACTTCACTTTCACCCAAGGTCCTATGGGACTGGCCTTATTGGCTGCGTCCATACCAGCATTAGTAACGATCAGCAGCGGTGTTGTTAAGGAAAAATCTTCGTCTATTATTGGCTCTACCATAATTATATCCAAGTTACTTGCCACGTAGGAGTGTTAATAAGCATATTTGCATGTTGATACTGTTTAGGGCCAGTAATACCTTTTGCGTTAGCTTCGTTAAGTGCAAAATTCCACATACGACTGGCTGCATCCATTGATAACGTTTGCCCCATTTTCTTTCTACGTTCTTGCACAGATTTAACCTGTGCTTCACGTCGTTTATTTGCAGCTAATCGGTATAAGGCGGAATTTATCATGTCAATCGTCCTTATCCCAATACGGAGCGAATTGGCCTTCGTACAATTCCACAAAGCCACGCGGCGACGAAATAGGAATAGGGCTTACTCCTATGTAACGTCTAGTATGCACGCCTTTAAGGTACCGGAAAATGCCGATGAACGTAGGTATCTTATCCAGTACGTTACCAACAAACTCGATATGATGACCAGCTTCTACTAAGTCAGGTTTACCGGTATTCCAAATAACACCTTCTACTCCAGCATTGGGTGGAGGTGGATTATCTTTCATGTAAACCGGTATTCTTGCTGTCGACCACGACGATCCTGGCACAGGAGCCCAACCTACTATATTTCCACATAGTATCTCACCATCACCGTATACTCTCGTAGGTATACTTTCTGCTAATTGTACTTCTTGAAAATCAGGAGAGTAGATAGGTATTTTCTTGTCACCTTCATACAGCAACCACCCATAGGCTTGTCCTAAATAATAGCCAACGTTGTTACCGACTGTTTGGCTAGCATAGAATTGAGTAGTTACCCAATCGAAGACATTTAACTTCGGTGGTTTCGCTCCATAACGATTAACGTTTGATACGATTAACGAATTATTGCAATAAGCTGCTACAGCTATAATCTTTGTTCTGTCACTATCCCATGTGCCAATATAGTGTTGATAATTATTATCAATTGACCACAGCACAAGATTGTAATTGGAAATGTCATTGAACAACGAAGCTAACTCTTGAATGTCAATATGAGCCGGTAAACCAGTATTTGCTCTTATAGCTACGTGAGAAGTAGGATACCATGTGCCGCCTTCCCAAACAGGAGTACCAATTACGTTATCCTCTTTGGAGTAAAATGCTCTGTAGTCTTCTGTCCATAATTGAATTAACTCTAAGTCAACACCCAAACAAAAAGAGATGAAATCAATAGCAGCTTCTTTGCCTTTTTCTCGCCAGTACTGTCCAAGAAAACGAGATATAGCCAAGTATGCTGCAGCTGGAATACTACCAGCTTGCGTAATTTTTAAACCCAGTAAATTACACTTCTTGATAAGTGTTTGCCATTCGTCAATTGTCCAATCAGAGTGTTGTAATACTTCATTGTCAAGTATTTTATTTTCAAGCTCAGGATTACCAATCCAAACGTTACGTATGTTCTTCAGGACTTCAAACTTGCTATATACCAAGTCGTCAAAAACTTCATCAATACTGTCAGCGTAATCCGTATAGTAAGGATTAGCTTGCAAATAAGGTGGCATCAAAAATTGCGTAGGATATTTATAACCCAGACGTTGATTTTGTTCTGCATTAGTTGATGGTGGATTGTCTGAGAAAATGGACATGCCTATGGTTCCAGACGACCACGATTTGTGTAATGCACACGAATATTTAGCAGCAGATCACCATTTTCGTTTTTAGCTATCTGGTGATATCTCACAGGAGCTTCGTCCAAACTAGCAGCTGGAGGAGCCGCTGGAGTAGTTGTACCTCTGTCTAAATACGTCAATGGTTGACCAGCATTTATAGTAGCAAGTATACCAATCTGTCCTGCTTGCCTGCCCCATAAATGATAATGAACAGCTCCAGGGAAAGGTAACCAAGTTAATCGAATGCCAGCTGTTACGTTATGCCCTACAACTTGAGGATACACCCAAGTAGTTGGAGTACCTCGAACATCTTCAGTGTCAACAGCTATTGAATATGCGTACACTAGCTGAGTAAGAGTACCTTCACCAATAACTACGTCAGCATAAAGTGGTGGCGTATATGGAGCAGATGCTAACAATTGATTTTGCTCTGGTAAATTAACAATTACGTGAGAGACAGCACCGCCGTTAGCTTTTCTGACAGCTGCAGCTATGTCATCTTTAAAGAAGTCCATGCCTAGTAATAAAGGTTGCGGTCTGAACATCTCAACGATACGGTCGTACGACGTAGTAGCTACAACGTCAAGAATAGCTGTATTGAAGCAATAAATATCTAAGTCAATTTCCCAGTAAATCGGAATGGGTTCTTGCCATAGAAAAACACCGGCTTTCATAGAACCAACTTCCATAGCACGTAAGAAAGTAAATATTTGATTAGGTGTCCACGGCGACTCAGTTAAAGCTGCTACACGAAATACGTTCATCCACTCTTTATTTTGCGGATTGATATCTCGTTGTGCTTGTGTTTTTGCGTCAATAATTCCTGGATAATTGAGCACCATACCATGATATTGGCCAGGTGTAACAGCTGAGCCAAGAGTTCCAGCAGCTCCAGCAGCTATATTCTTATATACCCAAGTGTCTTTCTCATCACCACCGCCAGTAGGATTACTGAGAGCTGTACCATTGACAAGAGTTTGTCCCAGTAGTACGACAGGAGCGTTCAAAGTTGTTAATTGCGCACCTTGAGTTCCTAGCGTGACAACGTAAAGTACGCCTAGTGTATCTTGTGGTGTAGGAATAGCTCCATATCCACCAGAACCAAATTGAATGCAAAGACGACCATCAGGTAACGTTAAATCTTGATAAGCTTGCTTATCTTTAAAATTCCATAAACCAGTCATTGATTTTTCAATAATTGCGCCGTTCAACATTACTATAACATCTGTGTCTGACACAGTAAAATTATCTTCTGATGACGCAACTATTTGGAAATTTGTGCCCGTACCGGTTAAATTGGGACGTACAACTACTTCACCTTGATAAAGTTCAACTCGTAATGGAGTGTCTGCTTCTAATTCAATCTGATCACGATTAAAGAATAGATAACCGTTGATAGAAAATTGACTGTAATTACTGAGATTAATGTCAATAGGTGCAAGCAGTTCAACAAAAAGAGACGTAGGAGCTTTGCGAGATAAACGTAGTCCTTGCATTACAGCGATTGAAGTAGCTGCTCTATCAGATTGCACTGTTTCAGGAAAAGCATCTTCATAGCAACGAATTAAACGACCATTGTGAAATACGCCAAGAGACGCTATTAGCTCTATGAGAGTCTGCGATGTCTGCGTAGTGAGCGTACCGGCCCAAGAGTCTCTTGTTGCTACAGCGTCTTCAAACTGACTAACAAAGTCACTGAATTCTAGAGTTGTATTTGATATTGCTATCTGTTTCATAGTTCGTTATAATGCATTTACCAACCTGTTTTATATGCGTACACAAGGTC